TCGCGCTGCTGCGTGGCCAACCGCTGTTCAGCCTTCCAGTCGGCCAGGTCCTCGACCCACTCCTCGTACGATGCGTACTTGGCCTTTCCGTCGGCTCCCTTGTCTGCCTGGGTGGGCTTGGGTCGCGTTGCTGACTCAGTTGCTGGCTTCTCTTCGGCAGCCTTTGCGGTCGACGAGTCCGCTTTCGTCTCTTTTGGCTTCCGAGCCTCTTCCAGCTCTCTCTCCAGTTGCTTGGCGCGCGCGGCCAGCTCCTTGATGCGAGCCTCTGCGCCCGGCTTGCGGTGCGTCTCCTGCGTAGGTTTCTTGCCCGCTTCCGCCTCGGGCTCGTCTTCGGATTCCGTCTCTTTCGACGCGTCAGCGGCTGCCGGTTCCGCCTTCTTCGGCTTGTTCTGATTGCCAGCTTCTGCTTTCTTGCTGACCACCGGGGTCCCCTCTTCGTCCCAGCCGTCAAACTGCGTGAACTTCGGTTCTGCTGCCGCTGCGGCCGACGACTCCGCGACTACCGTCTCAACTTCCATGGTGTTTTCCTTCCGCCCTTACGCCGGGCCAGCGAGATTACTACAAACCCAGTGCGCTCCTTTCGGAGCGGAAGGAATCGAACCTCCATCGCCGGGCCGGTCCTATGCGTTCAGGCGAATCGAGCGCCCCGGTAGACCGACGACCAAACTCTTTGCGCGGCTCCTCGGAGTCTGCCCATCTTGCTAGGCATTGGCCTCCTTGGCCGCGCAAACCCGTTAGAACTGGATCGATCCCGAGCGGACCAATCGCACAAACTCATCAAATTCCGGGTGCCTGCTCAGAAACTCATACGCGGCCGAATGCCTGCCGTGGGCCTCCGCGTGATGTCGCATATTCTTTTCGGCTTCCTCGGCCAGCGTGTGAGACCGTCTAGAGGTGACTGCCTCAGTTGCCATGCCCATGCCACAGATGGGCTTGTCGGCGGTTTCACGCGTTGCCTTTGCGGCCTCGGCATACTGTGCCTTGGCTGCCCGCTCCTGATTCTGAAAGAGCTGGGAATACACGGGGTTATCCATGACGCCTCCTAAGCGTTCGGTTGCACATCTGTGGTTGATTGCGCCGCCTGCGGCTGACTCGCCGACTGGCTGGCCTGCTGACTTGCCGCTTGCGCTTGCTGTTGTTGGGCAGCCTGAGTCTGTTGCACCTGCATGGCCTGTTCGTGAGCCTGTTCGTGGAACTGGCTCATCATGTCTTCCCATGCCGACATGCGCTCCTGCAGGTTCTGCGCCTTGGTTTCGATCTCGGCGATCAGGACCTTGGTTTCGTTGTCCTTGTCCGCCTGGGCCATCCGGCCCTGCATCTCCACCACCTTGCCCTGCTTCTCCAGCTTCAGTTGCTGGATCTCGCCCATGGCCATCTGCAGTTGCGACTGCGCTTGCATCACCATCGCCCGCGCCTGCGGCGGAATGTCCTGCTGGTTCGGAGGTGCTAACAGATCGGCGATCTCATCCCCATACGTGCCAACATTCTTGAGGCGAATCGCGATCGCGATAATCTGCTGCATCAGTTGCGGCGGCAGCCCCAGAGAGGGAAGCGTCGACAGCAGCGTGTCCACAAACTCGCTAACCTCGTCACGCTGCGACATATCGCTCGGCCCGTCCGAGATCGCCACTTCAAACTCCCCGCGATGCGCAAAGAACAGGTCCGCCTCCGGCAGATGCTGCGAATCTTCAGCAGCTTCTGACCCCTGATCCCCTGCCCCTAATCCCTGTTGCGCTTCGGGCGCAACCTGCGGGGCGATATGCAGCGTCGTGTCCTGCCCCTTCTGGTCCAGGCCCAGCACCTGCGAGGGAAGGGAATCGAGCTTCGCCAGCTCAGTAATCAACTCGTTCAACTGGATGCCCGTGTTCGTCAGCGCACGCACAAAGTTGTCCGTGAAGTGAAAGCTGCCAATCGACTCCTGGCTCTGGATCTTCGTCAGCGCAATTCCGGACTTCTCGTTCTGCCTCTGCGCTGAAGTCGGCAGCGGCATCACGCCCATCGAAGCCTGGATCGACCGCCGCCACCGTTCGAAGGCGATCTCATAGGCCTGCGCGTTAGGGATAAACTGCGGCCGCGTTGGCAGCGGCGGTGGACCCCATTGCGGCTCCCAGTCCGTGGGAATCAGGAACTCGACGTAAGCCTGAGGCACCTTATTCAGGTACTTATGCATCGTCGAATCAAACTGCCCCTTGTAGCCCTGCAGCGGAGCGCGCGGAGCCATGCCAAACTCTTCCGCCTCCTGCGACGCAATATAGGCCAGCATCTGCTGCGACCCACGCGCCCGCCGCACAAGCGACAGAAACACGCGCTTTGACGTGCCGCCGGCGCGCTTGTACTTCTCGAGGCCAAAGCACCCGATGATCGGGATCCACGATCCGATCCACTCGTTCGTCTCCAGGATCTCCAGGCCGTTCGTGATGCGCTGCGTAACGGTGTGGTGCTTCACACCATCTTCGCCGACTCTCTCTTCCCGCTTCCACCACTCCGCCACGGTGATGTTGTCGCTATCGAGCCACCCCGGAGCCTTTTCGATGTCCGCGCCGTCGAAGCTGCGTTTCTTCGCCTTCGGATAGCGCGCCGCAAAGGTCGATTGCCGCATCGAGTCGGTAACGAAATACATGTTCGCGTCGGAGAAGTCAGATTCCCGCGCATCCGGATCGGGCAGCACCGTCGCCCAGTTCGGAATACGGCGAATCCGCGGCTCCTGCTCGCCGTTCTTGCCCGTCACCACCAGGTGCACGCGCCAGTAGCCGAAGCCGCATTCCACGCAGCTCTCAAAAGCCGTCGCGTAGATCGACTGCGCCTTCGACGCATACTCGATCCCCTGGATGTACGCCTGCCGGTGCTCGGCGTCCTCGTCCTTCGCGTCCTCGCTGCGCGGTGAAACCTTGATCGCGCGCTTGGTCTGGCGTAGGTTGTTGTTGGTCTGGTTCACGTACTGCGAGACTTCGTCAGGCCACAGGCACGGACGCCCCGCGCGGTCATTGCGGAAGTCCTCAGGCGGAACGCACAGGACGCAATCCATGTCCTTCTCCGCCTCTTCGTAATTCTCCCGCCAGTAAGACTTCGCATACGCAAAGTCCTCCCGCAACTCCTTAAGCAGCGCCTCGTCCGCGCCCTTGTTCGCCTGGCCGTTCTCGCTGTCTTTAGACATGCGCAAGCCTCTTCGTGAACGAGCTGCCAAACACCTTCACCGGCATCGTTACCAGCCGGCAGTTTACGCAGTACTCCAGACCCTGCTTGGACCCACGTCCCCAGCCCGCTTTCCGCGCTTGCAACACCGCATCCGCCGTGGTCAGCCCCGTGAACAGCTCCGTGTTCCCACAGCCGCCACACTCGAGCTCGACGGTTCGCTCGACCAGGCCGTCATCCTTCAACGGTGCATGCAATCCCTTCGGCCGAATCATGCGCTCCGCCTTCGCCGCGATCTGCGCCTCGCACGCATCGAGCGACGGAACGTCGAAAGCCAGCCGCGGCCGCATCGCCTCATACATCTCCCGCCGCCGCGCGCCCTCGCACTCGTTCAGCATGTCGCAGAAAAAGCCGACGCGTTCCGCCGGCATCGGGTATCCGTTCACAATGTCGGCCATCACCTGCACCAGTGCCGGATCGTCCAGCCCCGGCAGCCCCATCACCGTCAGTTCGTTCTCAAGTTGCCGCTTCTCGTCTTGGATCACTTGATTGCCTTTTTGCGGATGTTCGCGTGAAAATGTTGGCCGATCGAATCCGCATTGCGGAACCGCTCAAACTCTGTCTTCGTGAATGGTCCGAAAGGATGCTTCCCACCAGAGTGAAACTCAACATGGATGGTGTTTGTGGATGGATCATGCCCTACGGCCTTGATAGCTGACGAGTCTACGGGAACCATGTCAATTGCCATATCGGCTCAACCTCTCTTGTAGCCGCTGCCCGTCTCGGCACTCACGCCGCGCGGGGAAGGGCTGCGCGCCGGCCGGTTCGCCATGGGCACGCGCAGCGGCGTCGCGGGCTTTGGCGCAGGCGTGCGCAGTAGCAGCGCATGAATCATCGGTGGTGTCCACGCCATCAGTTCGCCGCCCCAGCCGCGCTGTCCGCGTCATCCGCGTCGCCGTCTCCACCTTTGGGCTGCGGCAGCTTCAACTCGTTCGCCACATGCGCCAGCATCTCTTCATGCTCGCCCGCGCTAAAGGGCTTCTCCGCCTCGCGCCGGCGGCCATACTCCTCGCCCTTCTCCTGCATGATCGTATGCACCGTGTGGCCGCCGCCCTTCACGACGTTTCCCTTCACGTCGCGCTCCGGGTGGATCTCCACATGATGCAGTTGAAACTCCTTCTTCTTCTCCCGCGACTTCGCGTTTACGTCCATCACTTCGGATTGGTTCATCGCTTCACTCTCCCAACATTCGGTTGGCCTTCGCCCTGATCCGCGCCGCGGCCGACTCACTCAGACTGCCCTGCTTCACCTGCTGCGTCGCGCGCCCCTTCGCATCCGCCGCATGCGCCTTGTCCGGCATCGGATACTTGCGCGCGCCCGGCAAGCCAAACTTGCTCGCCGGCAGATTGTTCCGCGTCTCCGCTTTCAGCTTTGACATCACTTCCCCCCACACGCGACTGCAGCGTTAGCCGTCATAACGCACTCACGGAGTTTGCGCATCGCCGCAGTCTTGTCGGCGCTTTCAGGAACAAGAAGGTTGATGGTCCGCGCAAACGTCCGCGCTGCTTCGCGTATCTCCTGGTATCTATGCAGATCATCCAAAGAGGGCGAATGATAGCTAAACCAGTTGTCAAGTTGCTCGTTCGTCATGCTCAGCTCCATACCCCCACCCTCACAGGTGGCGTTTGCGCTTCAACGCGGGCCTTTTCCCGTACCGGCTCGCGAATCACCACCGCGAACATACGGAAGGCATCCGCCGGATGCGATGCCCAGTCATGCAGCGGTTCGCGCTTGAACGTTCCCAGCGCCTCATCGAATTCATAGCGATAGTGCTTCAGCGCCTGGACGCCCTCAGCGCACTTCTCCGCGTCAAACCAGCAGCGATTGAAGATCGTGCGTACCGCCGCCATTCCGTCCACAATGCTCAGGCTCGGCGCAATGCGCACCTTGTAGCCACCCGCCTCCACCAACTGCTGCACGCTGCGCCCACCCGCTGCCAGCGTCTTCGCCCGCGCATCGTGAGGAAGATAAGCTGTGCCGTAGTTGTACGGGCGCTTGCCCATCTCGCCGAGGTAATGGCCCACATCCTTAAGCGAGTCGGAGACGAAGTCGATCAGCCGGAACTCAAACCCGATGCTCTGCGCAAACCAGATCGACGTGTTGTCGCCAAACCCCAGATCCCAGAACGTATCCACCGGCCGCGAAGCATCGTACGGCACGCGCGTGATGCGCCCCTCTTTCTCGGCAGCAATCAACTGTTCCTTGTAAACCGCGCCCGTCACCGCAGGCCTGCACACGCCCTCGTAGACGTGTTCAAACTCCTCCGGATCTCTCGCTTTCAAGTCGGCCATGTCCTGCCGTATTTCATCGGATAAATACGGGTTGTCCCGGTAACTCGTCTTCACCACCACCGCGCCTTGCGGCGGATGCGCTACGCAGCGCTGATAAGTCTCGTCCGACTCCAGCTCCGGGTTAAAGCTCGCCCATATCTCTGAGCCCGGCTTGCGAATCGTGGGGATGACGATATTCCACGACTTCTTCGAGACGTTCTGCGCTTCTTCCATCCAAAGGATGTCCACGCTCTCGAGCGACTTGATGTTATGCACGCTACGGTCACGCAGACCGTGGTACGTAAAGGTCGATCCATTCAAACCGCGAATGATCTTCTTCTGCGGATGGAAGAAATCGCCCATCCCCATCGCCAGAATCTGGTCTTGCAGCAATTGATGGACGCTGTCGTCGATCGACTTCATGGTCTCGCGCGCGCAGGCAATGCGCAGCGTCCGAGACCTGGCCATCGCCAGCAGCGCCCGCGCAAAGCTCCAACTCTTGATCCCTGCCCGTCCGCCCCAGAAAAACTTGAACCGCGCAGGCTCAAACAGAACCCCCGCCTTTTCCGGAATCTCGATGATCATGCCGGACGCACAAGCACGATCTTGATTTCCGAGTCAGCAGGCAACCCTCCAGGCCCAGGCGTCACCGTCGCGCTGAACGCACCGCCGTCTCCAAACAGACCCTGCCGCTTGCCCTGCATCTCGAGTGCCCGCAGCTTGTCGGCCATCTTCACCCGCTGCTTCACCACGCGCACCCGGCCAGGCCCATCCTCTACCTCGTCCTCCACCACCGCCACCGCGGCCCGTGTATCCGGATCGAGTCTGTGCACCGGAATTCGCTCGCCATACTCGTCATACAGCTTTCCCGGATCGAAGTTAGCCAACTTCGCCAGCTCGCGATCCCAGCGTTCAGCGGTGAAACCCAGCTTTTCAGCGCGTCGCGCCTGTCCATCGGAAATCGCCGCGGCCACCTTAGCATTCTTGAGCAATCGAGCGCCCGTTACATGAGCGCTCGATGCCTCAAATCCCGCTGCGCGAGCAGCTCGCGTCGCATTGAAATCGATCTGATACTCGGCAACAAAGATCGCCTGCTTTGGAGTTAGTTTTCCGCTCATGCGACCTCCTTAAACTCCAGTTGCCCCTGGACGCTTTCGACCGGCTGCTCCATGCAATGCCGCATCGCTCGCGCCTCAGTTCGCGATAGCTTCGTTCCGCCATCCCTGCGAGGGATCGATTCAAGCAACGCCCGCCGGATCGCTCCCTCAACCCACTCCACGTCTCTCTCCCACAACTCAGCGACACGCGCGATCGAGATCCCGCCCGCAAACTGCATCGCCGCTACTTCGGCCGCAGCTTCGTCCTCTTCCATCACCGTTGTCTAAAGAACAGCTGACTCGCGATCGTCCCCGCATACTCAACCGCGCTCGCATCCCAATCGTCCGGGAACTTGACCACCGCTCCATCCGGCAGCTTCAGTCGAGCTTTCCACGCCTGGCCAAGAGGCGCATAGTAGAGCGTGGCCCCGTGCGTGATATCTTCGAGCGCCCCCACCGCGGCCTGACCAGCGATCCCCAGCGCCGCCTGCCATTGCGGATCTTCATCGTTCGGCCAGAACGATAACTCTGGATCGCCCTTGGCGGTGATGCTCGAGAACTGAAGCGGCCGCACGCATTCCGTATAAGCATCCGTGTTGCGCCGCGCCGCGCGATTCGCGATCACGTTCGCCACGCTCTGCATTCCCGATATCCCGCCACCGCGGTTCTCACGCCACACCGTCAGCGCCAGCATGAACTGATCTTGAATCCGCATTACGTCTCCCCAACACGCCGGCGGCGCCTTTCGCTCGGGGCCCCAATGACAGGTCTTGGTCAGTGGGGATACTTTTGCTACTCAGCGCCGCCCGTTTGCCTGTACCTCGCCAGCTCACCACGGATCGCCGTGGACAATTTGCAAGCAGCCAACTTCTCAGGCTTCATATGGCCAGGTTCGGCCTTGGTTATCTCGCTATTTCTGCCCGAATACGAAACTCAACCCCGTGCTTATCAGCGCGGCATTCTGATTCCCGATCCGCACGTACTGCACCTGCAGCGGATTCCAACTGAGTGTCGAGCTCGATCGATACTCAATCCCACCGCCCAACATAAAGGCAATATGGCCTCCGCCCGCACTGAGCATTCCCACGCCGCCCGATCCACTGACATACACGCCAAAGGTACTCGGCGAGACGTTGGTCCTTGCCAGCAGTTTCGTAAGAT